GTTTTGATTCTGACGCGCCGGCCTCGCACAAATTCGGACTTTGAACCAAAACTGAACCTCTAAACCTGGGCCAAGATAGAGAAAAAATAAATGTTGATAACCAAAACAAAAATGGCAGAAATAGCAGGCGTATCACAGTCTGCTGTTGGTAAGGCGTGTCGGAAAGGGGCCTTGCAATCTGCTGTTTGTAGCGGAAAAATAGACATGAACTCTGAGGCAGCTCGGGCTTACCTCCGTAAAAAGGGTATAGATCCAGATGTGGTCTTTGAGTCGTCTGATCCAATATCGAATTCAGCAAATAACCATGTCGTCTCTCAGGTTCTCCCAAATGGAGATACTGACCCCCGTTATCTGGAAAAAATGACTCTGCCCCAGATTTGTGAAATTTATGGGACGGATGAACGTTTCAAACATTGGACATCTGCCAGGAAAACCCTGACTGAAATCCAGCGTAACGAAATTGCTAATGCGAAAGCGGCTGGGAGGTTGATAGCAAGGGAACTGGTAAAGGTCGGTATCATTGACCAGCTGGATTCTGTATTCCGGACATTGTTGACTGACACCTCAAAGACGATTTCAATTCGGTCCAAGGCCATGGCAGAATCCGGGAGCGATACGGACGATATTAAAAAACTGATTGTTGACCAGATATCTTCCGTGATCCGGCCTGCAAAAGTCAAGATGATGAGGGTGTTCGAAAATGCTTGATTTAAACACTCTTGGAAAAGATTGGATCAGAGAACTGGTTGGCGACCTTACCGATTCCGTCCAGCACATAACCCCAGCACAATATAACGAGGCTAACAGATACCTGCCAGAGTCCGTCACGGCCATCCCTGGATACATTCGGTATGATGTAAACCCATTCATGCGCGAGATTGTGGATTGTTTTGACCTTGATTCCCCTGTCCGAGAGGTAAATTTAAAAAAAGGCGTTCAGATCACCTATTCTACGGCCCTTGAATCAGGTGCATTTTATTACATGGGGCACGTTAAGACCCTGCCGATCATGTATATGACAGCTGACAAAGAATTGGCCGCTGCACGTATTGAAAACAACTTCTTGCCCATGCTCAATCATTCGGGCATGGGTGATATCATTCGGTCTTCCGATACCGGGAACACCAGGAAAACTGGAAAGACTGCCAATCACCTACAGTTTATGGGTGGTGGATATCTGGTGCCGTTTGGCGCGAAGAATGCCGACAAGATGCGGTCCTATTCCATCTGCATCATGCTCAAAGACGAAATTGACGCATGGCCGGACACTGTCGGGAAAGATGGTGATCCGGATGCCCTGAGTGATGACCGGTGTTCCGGATACTGGGAACGCCGGAAAATATTCCGTGGATCTACTCCTCTCCTTCTGGAGTCGTCCAAAATTCAAAAGGCATTTCTTAGAGGGGACCAGCGCAAATATATGGTCCTTTGTAAAAAATGCGGTTTTCCACAGGAATTACGCTGGCAGACAAAGAATAACAAAACCGGTGTTATTGGCGGGTTTAAGTGGGAGACTGAAGGAGGTGTCCTTCTCCTGGATTCCGTCTGCTACTGCTGCCAAAACTGCGGAGCACGTCACTTTGAGCAGGACAAGGAAAAGCTGTTCTCTGAAGATCACGGAGCGCATTGGGAACCGACCGCACGACCAGCAGAGCCGGAAATCAGATCCTACCATCTGCCGGCACTTTATTCCCCTATTGGTTTACAACCCTGGTATAAATGTGTTTCTGCCTACCTGAAGGGCTTTGATATCGATGCCAAAAAGGTGAAGGATATCGGGGCCTATCAGGTCTTTTATAACAATATCTTGGCCGAACCCTTCAAGGTTCTTGGGGCCAAGGTCCGGTTTACTCAGGTATCGGCCCACCGCCGGCCGGTGTATCGCCTGGGGCAGATTCCAAACGAATACGCAAAAAAATATTCCGGATCACCGATCTTGTTCTTGACCTGCGAAGTGGATGTCCACAAGACCAATTTGGCCATTTCCGTCTTCGGGTGGTGCCGGGATTCGAAAAGCTATGTCATTGAATATTTTAGAGATGAAATTGACGGTGAAGATGCTGATTGCTCCGAACTTACCTCTCCGGTATGGGGTAGACTGCGAAAACTCATCGAAGAAAAGAAGTATACAGCGGATGATGGACTGGAATACGGAATTTCGCTCACACTTATTGATGCCGGCTATGCAAACGACACAGTGACTACTTTCTGCTCGGATTATGACTCCGGTGTTTATCCCATCATCGGCCGGGATCGGCCATCTAAAAATCAGAAAATAAGCGAGTTTGCCGAGTTCAAGACCCAGGCCGGGACCATCGGGTACCGGATACTCGTTGATCATTACAAAGATCGGTTGGCCCCGGTGCTACGCCGTGACTGGGTAGAAGATGCCGGAGATCAGGGTAAATACCACTTCAATGCTCCCGTGGATATCCTTGACAAGCACCTTAAAGAGCTTACCGTCGAAACCCGCCGCAAAAAGGTGGATGAGAATGGCGGTGTCACATATTTCTGGCACCGGCCAGGAAATGCCCGGAACGAACTTTGGGATCTCTTGGTCTATGGCCATGCCGGGGTTGAGATCTTGGCATGGATGATTTGCATCCAGCATTTTGAATTGAAAACCATTGAATGGCCCAAGTTCTGGGATTTCATGGAAGAGAATTTGGAGGCTGCCTGATGGACGCTACATTTATCCAGTCCAGAATAGATGCCACAAAATCTCAAATAGAGTCCTATGAAAATGCCGCCTTAGCATTATCAACAGGCGGTATACAGTCATACACGTTCGACACTGGCCAGGGCAGGCAGACCATAACAAAGCTTGAAGTAAGAAGCTTGCAAATCACAATTGATCAGCTTTACAGCCGCCTTTCATCTCTTGAAGCAAGGCTTTTCGGTGGATCTGTGACAGGGGTGCCGGTATGGTAAAGCTCTTCGAAAGAAATAAGAGGTCCGTCAAAATCCTTGGAATGACCGTATGGGAAAATCCCATTCCGACCATAGGAGTGGATTCCTTACCCAATTACGGAGCTTATGCCGGCCAAACAGTGCAGTCCCCGTGGGAGGACTCCATTTTCGATGGAGAAAAGTTCCTCGGTGGGTTCGGTATCACCCAACTCCAACACATGGACTATTGGGCACTTAGGCAGAGGTCAGCGCAGCTTTTCACAGAGAATATTTATGCCCGTGGCCTGATCCGTCGCCTGATTACCAATGAGATCAATACCGGCCTGATGCCGGAAGCTTCACCGGATGAAGAAATAATAGGCCTCCCTGAAGATAGCCTTTCGGATTGGACCGAAACAGTAGAAAACCGCTGGGGTCTGTGGCACAAAAACCCGGCGCTATGCGACTGGGAACAACTCCATACTTTCGGGGCGATCCAAAGAATCGCCAGGATGGAGGCCATGATCGAAGGTGATGTCCTGGTTGTCCTGCGGCAAAATCAGCAAACCAAATTGCCATCTGTCCAGCTTATAACCGGGGGAAAAGTGCAAACCCCGTGGGGAGGCGAGCATAATATCCGGAAAAACCACACCATCACCCACGGAGTTGAAAAAAATGCCGTTGGCCGGATTGTCGCCTATTGGGTGCTGCAAAAAGAAGGTGGCTTTAAACGGGTACCGGCTTTCGGAGAAAAATCAGGGCGCAGGATTGCATGGCTTGTTTTCGGTACTGAGAAAAGGCTTGATGATGTCCGTGGCGTCCCCCTCCTTTCCTTGATCCTGCAATCCCTTAAAGAACTTGACCGGTATCGGGACAGCGCTCAACGTAAGGCTGTTATCAATTCGATCCTGGCCATGTTCATCAAAAAGACCGCCGATAAACCATCGACATTGCCCATTACCGGTGGCGCAGTTCGTCGCGGGTCTACGGAAACCACAGAATCTGATGGTTCCACCAGAAGCTTTAAAATAGCCGGCATGATCCCGGGTGTTGTAGCCGAGGAATTAAACCAAGGCGAAGAGCCGGTTTTAAAGGGTGGAGAGGGAACAGATATCAACCTCGGGCCGTTTGAGGAAGCGATTATCCAGGCGATAGCCTGGGCAAATGAAATTCCACCTGAAATTTTGCGCCTTGCATTCAGCAATAATTATTCAGCCAGTCAGGCGGCCATCAATGAATTTAAAATCTACCTGAATAAGGTCTGGTCCGATTTCGGTGAGACCTTCTGCTCCCCCATTTATATTGAATGGTTGATCAGTGAGACCATGTTGCGGAAATTTGATGCCCCTGGGTTGCTTGAAGCATGGCGCGACCCGCAAAAATATGACGTTTTGGGGGCATGGACGGCTGTTGAATGGTACGGGTCAATCAAGCCATCCACTGACATGCTTAAGCAGGCGAAGGGCTCAAAAATGCTTGTTGATGAAGGCTGGTCAACAAATGCAAGAGAAGCACGGATAACAACCGGAACTAAATTTTCAAAAAACATCAAGCGCCTGAAAAAAGAAAACGAGCAAAAAGCAGAGGCCATGCGTCCAATCGCAGAATTTAAAAAAGAATTTGGCGAAAAAAAAGACACATCAGACCTACCAAGTAACGAGGAAGGAATAAACGATACCGAGGCCATGGTCGATGCCATAGTCGAGGCGGTAGCAGAGGAAATATGTGGCTCTTAGAGACTAAAATAGGGAACGAGGTTAAACAGGCAATAAAGGATAGGCTTGAGCCGTCAGTCTTAGAGCGTGAAGCTTTTTTAACTGCAACATCAAGTATTGAGTGCTCCGAATGCCGCATCCTTTCCATTGCCGGGTCAAGTGCCGAGATCTCAGTTAAAGGCATCCTTACAAAAACCAGAAGTTTTCTTGCATGGTATATCGGTGGAGGGAACACCACTTATTCAGAGATTGTGGCCGCACTTGCCGAGGCTGATAAAGATCCGAATGTCAGAGACGCTACGGTCAATATAGATTCCCCTGGAGGGAACTTTGACGGGCTGTTTGAGGCCCTGGCCGCTATCCAGGCTTTTTCGAAACCTATAACTGCAAAGGTGACAAACCTTGCCGCCTCTGCTGCATATGCCATTGCCGCACAATGTGACCGAATCACAGTTGCAAACCGTGCCGCAAGGGTTGGTAGCATAGGGGTTGTCGCAACATTTTATGTTTACGACGATGAGATTGAAATAACAAGCACACAAGCCCCTAAGAAAAGACCTGATGTGACAACAGACGAAGGTAAGGCCATGGTCCGCGAGGAGCTTGACGCAATGCACGATCTGTTTGTTGACTCAATAGCAAAAGGGCGAGGGAAGACCATTGAAACAATAAATGCTGAATTTGGTCAGGGTGCGACCCTCCTGGCAGATGACGCGCTTAACCGCGGCATGATTGATTCTGTAATCGCAGATCAGGATACATATGCCGCCAAAACAAAAACCGCCACCAGCGGCGGGAATAAGAAAGGAAATGTTATGGACCTCAAGCAATTGAAGGCCGAGCACCCCGACGTTTACGCAGAGGCGGTGCAGGATGGTGTTGCCCAGGAAAAAGACCGTGTTACGGCTCATTTAACCATGGGAGAGGCCTCAGGAGATATGAAAATAGCTACTGAGGCGATTAAATCCGGTGATGGTATGACCGCAACTTTGCAGGCGAAGTACATGGCGGCCGGTATGAATAAAAAAGACATCCAGGCCCGTCAGGAAGATAACCCTGACGGAGACCTTGGAGACGGAGACGACGACCATGAAGGCGGAGCATGTGCCGTATCGGCCATGGTTGAGTCAAAGCTCGGCATTGAGGGGGATAAATAATCATGAATATGGCAGTCACAAAAAATGATCTCGGCAGTGTGGTCATGAGAGACCCCATCTTTAAAGATGAACCATTGACTTTTTCATCTGCAGGTACTGTCCTTGGAGGCACTATTCTGGCCCGTGATTCTTCAACAGGGAAAATGATCCCATATGTAAAGGGCGGATCAACAAATGACAACGGCGTGCCCAAAGCGGTTTTGACATATGAAGTCACAGCAACATCAGCAGGTGACGTGCATACCCGTGTTGCCATAGGCGGTGTCTTTAATAAAAGCCGCATTGTCATTAATGCAGACGGCGACAACAGCAACGTTGACAACACAGTCCTCGATGCCATGAGGCTTTACGGCCTTTATGCCGAAACTGTTCAGGATATATCAGTCCTGGATAACCAGTAAAAGGAGCGCTTAACATGAGCGGAACCACTACCAAGCGCATGATTCGCGCTTATCAAGAGCAAAACGCACAGCCAGCTATGTTTCTATCTGGATTTTTCCAGAGCCCGGCAAGAAACTTTTATTCATCTGAGGAGGTTGAAATAGATATCGTCCGTGGTGATGAAGATGTTTCTGTTGTTATCCAGGATCTTACGACTGGATACCGGATGAATTCAGATGACCTCTATATCAACAAGGCCTTTAAAGCCCCGATTCACAAAGAGGCCATTTCATTAAATTCAGTTGACCTGCTGAAACGGCTGCCCGGGAAAAACCCTTTTGAGGATCCAGGTTTCAGGGCTGCTATTATCCTGAAAATGTTCAGCGGAATGGGAAAGGTAGAGCGGAAAATTAGACGGGCCATTGAGCTTCAGGCATCCCAGATCTTTCAGACAGGAGCCCTCACGCTAACAGACTCGGACGGCAACTCACTGTATGCCCTTGACTTTAAACCCAAAGCCACCCACTTCCCTGCTGCATCAGTTGCGTGGGGCGGTACATCCCCAGATATGCTTGGTGATATCAACAGCCTGGCAGAAGTTATCAGGAACGACGGCATTGCAGACCCAGATCAGCTCATCATGGGTAATGCATCTTTTCGTGCGTTCATTCAAAATGCTGATGTAAAAGCCTCCTATGATACCCGAAGAATTGACCAGGGGACAATTTCTCCGATGAAAGTTATGGGTAACGGCGGAACTTATCGCGGAACCGTTGAGATAGGTAATTACAGATATGATATCTGGACCTATGGAGGACGATACACAGACCCTGAAACCGGTACAAAAACAACATTCATCGCAGATGATAAGGTTATCGTTCGTGCCTCAACAGGCCGCCTTGATGCCACTTTTGGCGCCATCCCAAATATTGGAAGACTGCTCGGCGTACAGAATACAAACCTGGTCCCAGAGCTTCCCGGCAGACTTAGTAATTCCGCTGGCGGTATGGATCTATTTACAAACGTCTGGCTGTCAAGTGACGGCGAGCAGCTTTTCGGCGGCGTTGGTTGCAGACCCCTGCTTATCCCAACTGCCATGGACACATACGGCTGTCTGGACACCGGTCTCTAAAACAATGCGCCCTTCTGGGCGCTCTTTGAAACAAGGAAAATATAAATGGCTGACAAAACGGAAACCAAAACGGATGATGCAGAATCAACAAAAACGGCAGCTCAAGTTGTCGAGACAGGTCACTATATCGCAGACGGCAAGAGTGTAACCTCAAAAAAAGGAATTCTCGGGCCAGGCGCAAAAGTCGAAGCTGATTTTTTTAACGGCGGGAAAACCACGCTCAATGTCCTGGTAAGATCAGGATACGTTGTAAAAAAATAATCCATGGGCTTGCAAGAAATCATATGGAATGACGCAAAAAAAATTCTGGCCGACCAGTACGGCCCTGGGCAGTCTGTTATTATAACAAGCCCAGATGGCGGACATGACGAGATAAACGGTTTTTACACCGATATCTCACAAAGCATTGACCCGGATACCGGCCAGATGTTTTCAGGCCGGTTTGTGACAGTTACGTTCAGCCTGATTGATATTGATGCTGCATTGATTGGCATTCCACGCGGTATATCTGACCCTGGGGCAAAACCTTGGCTGGTTACGATCTCGGATGTTTTAGGCAATGAATACACATTTAAAGTCTCTGCATCTCACCCAGACAGATCTATGGGAACCGTGATTTGCGATCTTGAGGTTTACGATGGCTGAATTGATTCAGGGTTTGATAGACAAGCAAGATACGTCAGAGCTAATCAGGGATAATATTGTGTCTATACTGGCGAGTGAGGTGCAAAGCCAGATGCAGCTTGCAGATGACGCGGGGAAAGACCCTTTGCATTGGAAGCTCAGAATTTTTAAAGAGGCGTCAAACCCTTTTGAACAATGGCTCGACCCAGAATCTCTTGCAGCGGATAAATCACCAATTGTCAATGTCTGGTATGAAAACTCCAGTTTCGATAAAAGCGGAAGCACAACCATCCAGAGGCAATTTACAACTGGGACTTTTAACATTGATTGCTATGGCTGTGCCGTTAGTTCTTCAAATTCAGCAGGCGGGCACAACCCTGGCGACCGTGAAGCTGCACTGGAGGCACAAAGGGCGGTTCGTTTAGTGAGAAACATCCTTATGTCAGGGTATTATGTTTATTTGGGCCTTCGGAAAGTAGATGGTGACCATCTTGTTTCAGAAAGATTCCCGCAGTCAATTACCATGTTTCAACCGAATGTTGGAGAACACCTTGGCGCGCTCAATATAGTTGGCGCCCGCCTTGCTCTAAATGTCAATTATAACGAATTAAGCCCCCAATATGAGGCTGTACCCTTGGAATATGTATCAGTCGAAGTGACTGAATTAAAAAGTGGCGAGGTGGTCGTTAACGCTGATTACGACTACACCGAGTCATAGGAGAGATTATGTCAATATCAAGTGCGATTGATACCTCCGCAGTGGCGCGGGTAGTCGGTATCAAAACAAGTTATAAAGACCTTCGTGGCGGAGGGATAATGTTCTTGCCGCAAAGGATCGCCGTTGTCGGCCAGGGCAATACTGGATCAGTATACAGCACAACAAAAGCTCAAATTTACAGTGCAGCGGAGGTTGCAGAGACATATGGGTATGGGTCACCACTTCACCTTGCAGTACTCCAGCTCATGCCGTCGAACGGAGACGGTGTTGGGACCATACCCGTAACCGTTTATCCTCTTGAAGATGATGCCAGTGGAGTTGCTGCAGTAGGAGATATCACCCCAGGAGGGACGCAGACAATTGCAGAGGCTTATACGGTGTCTGTGAATAACATTGAATCTGAATCATTTGTTATTTCAGCGGGAGATTCTGTATCGACAATTACTGCGGCCATGACAGAGTCGATCAATGCAGTCGTCGACATGCCTGCAACAGCCACTGACGGAGGTACAAAAGTTACACTTACAGCAAAGTGGAAAGGTGAAAGCGGTAACGATCTGTATATCGGTGTAAACGGGTCCACAACAGCAGGGACCACATTTGCCTTAACACAGCCGACCGGAGGACTTGTCAACCCTGATGTACAAGATGCGATTGACCAGATTGGAGACATCTGGGAAACGCTGGTGCTAAATTGCCTGAATATAAATGATAGCACTGCCCTTGACACATACTCCACATTCGGAACAGGTCGGTGGGGATCTCTGACGAGAAAACCACTTATTGTTTTTACAGGGAATACGAGCGAAAGTGTTGACGATGCAACCACGGTATCTGATGTAAGGAAAACGGACCGGACAAACTGTCAGCTTGTTTCCCCAGGGTCAAAAGATCTCCCGTTCGTTGTAGCGGCCGGCCAGCTTGCCAGGATTGCCCCTATTGCCCAGAACAACCCAGCAAGAGACTACGGCGGGCAAGAGGCAACATACATCACCCCCGGTGAAGATGGTGTCCAGTGGCTATACAATCAAAGGGACTCTGCCGTAAAAAAGGGGAGTTCAACGATAGAGGTTAAAGACGGTGTCGTTAATATATCTGACACGGTTACCATGTATCACCCAACAGGTGATGTTATCCCTCCATATCGGTATGTTTGCGACATCGTAAAATTACAGAACATCATTTTCAACATTGACCTGATATTTGCTGCGAAAGAGTGGAACGGTGCACCGTTGATACCTGATGACCAGCCGACAATAAACCGGGAGGCTAAAAAGCCCAAAATGGCTGTCGCTGCTGTTGCTGGCATGCTGGACAGTCTCGGCCTGAATGCAATCATCAGTGATCCGGACACAGCAAAAAGTCGAACACAGGCCGCAATTAACGAGCAGAACCCAAAACGCCTCGATGTTGCCACAACAGTCCAGCTTTGCGGGAATACGAACATTATTTCTGTCGATCTTGAATTTGGGTTTTATTTCGGAGTCGCCCCTTTGGCGGCATAAAAAAAGGAGCGTAAAGCATGACAGCAGTAGGCGGAAGCGTTGAATCAATTTCCTTAAGCGGTAGGAATTTCCCTGTACCGGCAGATGCTGAGGCAAACCGTAAGCTTGGTGGATGGGAAAATGAAGTCCAGGTCAATGGTGATGGAACAGCCAGGCTCATAAAAACCAGAGTTCCTCTGTCCATCGATAGCTTAACAGTTGAGATTGACGATGACCGCGGGGATCAGGAATATCTTGTGGATCTTGCAGGGCGAAGTGACTTTTTTGTCATTGCGATCACATACGCATCAGGCCTTGTGTATCAGGGTAGGGCGCAGATTACTGGAGAAATCAAAGCTGCCAGCAAAGCAGGTACTGCACAGATCTCCCTGTCTGGCCCGGGCGTATTGACCCAGCAGTAAAAAATAAAAATAGGGCATGCGCTGCACCGGGTCGCCCTATCCCAAATCCGGATAAATCCTGGGTGCGGCACTATCTTAAACAATAGGGCATAGAATTATGGAAAACAAAATAGCAAAAGAAGTAGCAGAGCAGGAATTTGACCGGTTTGTAGATGAAATGGACCTTGACCTGGACACATCCCAGATGGATGCAGAGGACTTGGCTGGGTTCAACAAACACAAAAACCGAATTATCCGGGCCATTGAGCGCGGGTCGCTTGTGATCAATGAAAATGGTGAAGCGGTTTATACCCCGTGCAACAAGAGGTCGAAGAGCCAGGAGCCACTCACTTTCCACGAAAGAACCGGTGCAAGCCTTATGGCCATGGACGGAAAGAAAAAAGGGCATGATGTCGCAAAGACATATGCGGTTATGGCTGACATGTGCAAGGTTCATCAGTCAGTTTTCGCAGGCCTTGTTGGGGCAGACGTTAAGACCTGCGAGGCCTTGTTTGTGCTTTTAATGGATTAGTCAGGACGGAACTGGTCAGGCATGGAGCGGATGAAAAATTGCGTATCGGTCACTATTTCTCAACGGTGTATTCCGAAATGCTGCTTCAAATATCCCGGGATTATCCTGGCCTTCCTGACTCAAGGGCGCTTAAGGCCCGGGAAATAAGGTTTTTTTATAACGGATTAAGGGCAGAGCTTAAAGAGCATACGAAACCAAAATAATGGCAAATAGATTTTCAATAGAGACGGTTTTTAAGGCGGTGGACCGTGTCACCGCACCGGTGAAGCGGATGCAAAACCGTGTCGGCAAAATGAGCCGCAGCATGGAACGCAACTTCCATCGCCTTAATCGGTCTGTAGACGCTTGGGGGCGCAAAGCGAAGAGCGCAGCCGTTGGTATTGCTGCGTCCATGGCGATTGCGTCCGTTGCCATTGCAGGAACTATTAATACGGGGGCTGATTTTGGGAGGGCTATTGGGTCGGCAGCCGCCAAATTCCCTGAGCAGATCCAGCGAGGAACAAAGGAGTTTAGGGCTCTTGAGCAGGCGGCCAGGGATGTTGGAAGGACGACTGAGTATACATCAGTCCAGGCCGCACAGGGCTTAAATTTCCTTGCCAAAGCAGGGTTTGATTATAAGTTTTCAGTCGCATCCCTTAAGGATATTGTTGATTTTGCAACAGCTTCTGAAATTGAATTTGCAGAGGCCGCAGATATTGCGTCTGACGCGCTTGGGGCATTTGGCCTTGACAGTCTCGATACAGAGAAAAAAATGACGGGCCTACGCAGAGTAATGGACGTTATGGCAAAAACGGCTAATTCCACAAATGTATCAGTTCAAGAGCTGTTTGAGTCTGTGAAGATGGGGGCACCGTTGGCTGACACGGCCGGTTCAAGTATCGAAACGTTTTCAGCTATTATGGGTTATTTGGCCGGAAACGGCATCAAGGCAACCGTGGCCGGGACAGCATCTAAAAATATTACCTTGGCTCTTGCGGGCATTGGACATAACGCTGAGAAGGTTTTTAACAGACTCGGCATAAGGCTGGCTGATTCAACTGGGAATATGCGTGACCAGCTTGACGTCCTTGACGACCTAAGAAACGCTCTGTCTGGGTTTGGTCAGAAAAAACAGCTTGCATTAATAGAGGCTATTTTCGGTAAAATTCCAATCGCATCGGCTGCAAAACTTATGAAAGATACAACGGGGCGGGTGAGGGAACTGAGAAAAGAGTTTGAGGGTGCAACAGGGTATAATAAAAAGGCTGCAGCATTTATACGAGATGACGTGAGGGGAAGCCTTGATTCCCTAAAATCTGCCATTGAAGGCGTTGCGATATCAATTTTCAGCATGAACGAAGGCCCGTTAAAGGATGCCATAGACAAAGCTACGGACTGGGTAAGAGCAAACGAAAAAGTGATTGCAACAAATATCGGCGGCTTTTTTGTTCAAATATTATCAAATTTTGATGAGATCATTAATAAAGCGAAAACATTTGGCTATGTGATTGGCGTTTTTGCCGCCCTGTCTGCTGTAATCAAAACCCTTGCTGCTACAATCTGGCTTGTTAACGCAGCCATCGCTCTATCTCCAATCGGATGGATTATTACGGCCGTCATTGCACTGATAGCATCTGTTTCAGCTGCGATATATTGGTGGGACGAACTAAAGGCATATTTCCTTGAACTTCCTACGTGGGGGAAATGGATCTTTGCTTTATGCTCTCCAATTGGTATGGTGGTTAGCTCGGTCGTGTTGCTCCAAAAACATTTTGAATCTGTCAAAGATGTTATTATGAGCATCCCAGATAAATTTCATGAGGCAATTTCTGGTATTACAGGACCACTTCAAGATTTAAAAACCGGCTTTCAAAGCAAGTGGTTTGATGTCAAAAATTCAGTTTCCGGCTTTTTTGGCGGTGGATCTGTTCTGGAGGAAAATGGAGTGAGCCCAGCTTATAATCCTCAAGTTATATCCCCGCACGATCGTATAGCAAGAAGCATTGAAGAACTCCGCCAAACAAGCACATCTGAAGTAACAATCAAAGACGAATCCGGCAGGGCCGAGGTTACAGGCGGAGGGCTTGGGACCGGTTTATCGCTTGTCAGGACGGGTGCCTTCTGATGTCTTGGGTTGATCGCATATTGGAAGCTGCATACACGTCTCCGTCAGGGGCTCGGATGACATTTTTGTATGAGGATGTAAGTAAAAGCGTTGAGAAAAAAACAACGGCTTTTGAATTCCCAGACGCCGACGGAACATACATTCAAGATCTTGGTCATTCCGGGAGAAAATATCCGCTTCGTGTTCTTTTTTATGGCGATGATTGCGACCTGTATGCAGAAAATTTTGAGATTGGCCTGCTTGAGATTGGAATCGGGCGGCTTGAGCACCCAATTTATGGTGTGTTAGATGTAGTCCCTTTCGGCAAGATTTCCCGACGTGATTACCTTAAAACCGCAGCTAACCAGGTCGTGATAGATGTCGTTTTTTGGGAAACAACAGGTCTTGTCTACCCAACATCTCAATCAGACAGGAGAAGTGCCGTTACGGCATCAATCAAGGATTTTAATAATTCCGCATCTGATAATTTTTCAAAATCTATTGATATAGGAACTGCAATTAAGCGTGCCATAACAAAAAATAAGTATACAAAATTACTGTCAAAGGCAAAGTCTAATTTGCAAAAAATAGCTGACTTTCAAACCAGTGTTAAGAGTCAATTTGACACCATTGTCAAATCAATTAACAACGGTATTGACATTCTCATTGCAGATCCGCTTTCACTTGCTTTTCAAACAACACAGCTAATCCAGGCGCCTGCAAGTGCGTTTAGCCAGATATCTGCGAGGTTGGAAGCATACGGAGACCTGGCTAAGTCCATAATATCAGGCAATGGTGCAAATACATACACCCCAGAGGATAGGAATCTATTCGAGGTCACAAACCTATATGTTTCTGCAGCCGTCACAGGTTCCGTTGTGTCTGTTGTAAACAATCAATTTGCAACAAAAATAGAGGCGCTTGAAGCTGCCGAGGAGATTTTATCAATCTCAGAAGCTGTAACTGAATGGCAAGAGGAAGGCTATGAGTCAGTTGAAGCCATAGATGAAGGTGGAGCATACCAAGCACTTCAAGATGCCGTTGCAACGGCGGCCGGTTATCTGATCGAAATTTCATTCACCTTGAAGCAAGAGCGGACAATCGTTTTAGATAGGGCCAGGACTATTATTGATTTGGCAGCAGAGCTATACGGGAGTGTGGATGATCAGCTTGATTTTTTAATCAACTCGAACAGCTTATCCGGGGCAGAAATACTTGAACTTCCAAGGGGGCGAGAAATTGTCTATTACGTATAAAATTCAATCTGGCGACACCCTTGAAAGCATTTCAAGGAGGCAATATGGCTCAGAATCTTATGCAGATTTAATTTCAGACGCCAATCCCGGGCTGACTGAAAATATGATCGCAGGGACAGAAATAACAATTCCGGGTAACCCTGATGTCGCTGAATCAGAAGCATATGCGCCTGCTGCAAATGAAAACGAAGTTGCCATACTGATAAACGGAAAGCGGTTTAGATTTTGGGAGAGTGTACGCTTAACACGATCTGTTGATACAATATGGACAGTTGAATTTACAGCCCCATTCTATTCTGACTTGTCTGAATTCAGATCTACATTTAAACCGTTTTCTTATCAATCCGTTGTTGTCACAGTTGGCGGAGAATTGTTTTTTACCGGCACAATGATCGGTGTTACCCCGGTAGTAGATATTAAAAAGAAATATATTTCCGTAAGCTGCTACGCCAAACCAGGGGTTCTGAATGACTGTACTCCACCTGCGAGTGCGTTCCCGTTAGAGTTTAATAATCAGGGGCTTAAAAATATTGCAGCGAGACTCGTTAGGCCGTTCGGTATAGGGGTGAAATTCGATGCTGACCAGGGGGCAATTTTTGAGCGCGTGGCGTGCGAACCAGGGAAAAAAGTATTGCCGTTCCTGTCGGAACTTGCAAAGCAGCGTGACATAGTTATCTCAAGCACAAAAGATGGAGCATTGCTATTCTCAAAATCTGTTTCAGGAATTGCCCCAGTCGCAAAATTACTGCAAGGAAATTCGCCTGTTGTATCCGTGTCTTCATTCTTTAGCAATCAGGAATACTACAGCCACATAACAGGTCTTGAGCCGGTCATCGTCGGCCTTGCTGGATCTCAATTTACTGTCAAAAATCCACGTTTGCCTGGCGTAGTTAGGCCATACACGTTTGCCGTAAATGACACCCATGACGCAGACGTACAGGCCGCTGTAAAGTCAAAATCAGGGCGCATGTTTGGGAATATGGTAGCCTATTCCGTTAAGGTGTCAACATGGCGAGATCCTGGAGGAAGTTTGTGGCAACCAAACACCATTGTAAGCTTAGAGTCCACGGATTCTATGATTTACAATCCGTATGACTTTGTGGTCCGTGGGGTTGAATTTGAGAGAGACAGCAAAAAAGAGCACGCCACGCTTGATCTGGTAATGCCAGGTTCCTTCAGTGGGGAAGTCCCGGAGGTATTGCCGTGGGAAGAATAGGTAAGATTCAATATTTTACCGGAACAAGTAGGCATGGAGCTGCAGTCAGTGACGTGCAAGTAAATCCTGGTGGTGGTCCGAATATCACAGGGGAGCATTTTTCAGGAATTGGCGACGATTCTCACCCACTGCCAGGTGATTATGTCGCTCTTGTTTCTTGTCCTGGGACCGGAAGGGAGTTATCAGTAGGTTACTTGGACCCTAATTGCGACCAGAAAGCTTCAGCCGGGGAAAAAAGGATTTATGCCAGGGACCATGCCGGGGGATCAGTAGTTGAAATCCATCTGAAAAACACAGGTACTGCTCGTATTTCAAATGACTCTGCAAACATTGAGGTTAAAGATACCGGGGAAATTACCGCTGAAAACGGAGCCTGTAATATTTCTATGGAGGCTACAGGGGAGATAAAACTTTCGAACAGCGCGGGGTATATAACCATATTGGCATCCGGAACTGTTGATATAAATGGGTTCATCATAGGCCTTGACGGTAATGTGACGACGGCATCCGGTATCGGCATGAATCAACATGTGCATGCACAGGACAATGATAGCGCAGGGAATACCGAGATCGACACTAAACCGCCATCTATGCCGTAGGGGTGAGAATATATGCAGCAAGGGGATGTTAAATTATATCAAACGGATAACGATGGGGATATCGTTGTTGATAATGGAGTTATAGAAATGACAGGCGGTTTTGACACTGCAGTATATCTTTCCCTGTTCGGCGGAGATGAAAAAGACGACGGCATGGATGGGAATTCGCAAAACTGGTGGGGGAATCTTTCTGAGACGGAAGCGGCTTATCAATATCGCAGCGAGACACAAAACTTGATTCAGTTGTTACATGCGACATCCGGGAATCTATTGCGCGTTGAGAGTGCAGTGTCAAGGGACTTGCAATGGATGCTGGATAAAAAAATTGCATCATCAATAACGGTAAACGTCACCATACCAAAACTAAACTGGGTAAGAATTGCAATTACCATTGTTGCCGATGGCGCAGAGTCGAAATTCGAGTTTACTGAAAACTGGAGGTCTACAGTATGACAACAATTTCAACCAGGACAACTGCCGAAATTTCGGAATTAATTATTGTGCAACTTGAGGCGGTTTTAAATCAGACTATACCGTTATTGCCAAAGTCTTTTATGCGGGTGCTGGCAAAGACTTTAGCCGGCGTATTTGTGCTGCTTTATAAATACGCCGGCTGGATGTTCCTCCAAATGTTTGCCCAGACAGCATCATATATTGACACAGATGTAAACGGCCAAACAATTAACCCTCTGCTTTTTTGGGGTAGGCTTATAGGAGTCGGAGACCCTACACCGCCAACGAACGCAGAGTTGACGGTTTCCGTTTCAGTCACGAACCAAACCGGCACTTTGAAAACTAACTCTCAACTTCTCGGCGCATCAAACGGCGTTACATATGTCACACTTGGGGGAGTTTCCCTCGACTCAGAAACAGTCATAGTCCCAATAAAGGCTGTTTCCGATCAGTCTGGCGGAGGCGGAGAAGGTGTTATAGGAAACCTTGAGGTTGGAGATACGCTGACTTTTGCAAGCCCACTGGCGAACGTATCAAGAGAAGTTACGGTGGTCTCCGTGGATGTCACGGGTGCAGATGCGGAGCCTGTCAGTAATTATAGACAGCGGATACTTGACCGGTTTCAAAAACAGCCACAAGGAGGGGCTTATGCTGATTACGAAGAATGGGGAGAGGAGGCTGCAGGGATAATAAATGTTTACCCGTACACCGGGGCCCCTGGTCAAGTAAATGTCTACAGCGAGGCAACCCCGGAATCATGTGGCAATGAAGATGGCATTCCCACAACGGCCCAGCTTGAATCCGTCCTTAATTTTATAAATTATGACGATACTGGACTGGCCAGTAGGCGCAATGCAAATGCATGGGTAAACTCAAACTCCATTGTAAGGACAGGTTTCAACGTTATTGTCAGCGGGATAACCGATGTGTCTGATCTCGGGTCCGTACGGGATGATATAGAAGACGCTTTGACAGGATATTTCTGGGGGCTTGAGCCGTTTATTAATGGGCTTTCTGTACTCCCTAAAAAAAATACTATCACCAACACGAAGGTGTCAGCTGTGGTTGAGGATATTGTGTCTGCAGCAGGAGGGACATTTACATCTGTGCTGTTTTTAGTCTCCGGAACATCATCTTATTTGAGCACATACATTCTTGGGGAAGGCGAAAAAGCCAAATTAGAAGAGGTGTCTTACATCTCATGACAAGGTGGTTGAAGATAATTGAACACCTCCTGCCAAACGGTAGGTCATGGAGGCTTACATCTGGCAAGTCTATTCGTTCGCTATTTGACGGTATTGGTGCCACCATAGGAGATTATACAAAATCTTTTTTTGATGAAATTTTTAACGACATAGACCCGCAAAAAACACGTGCTTTAAAATCATGGGAAAAACAGTTTGCGCTTAGAAGTACCGGATTAACTGAACAAAGGCGAAGGGATATTCTTGAAGCAACATGGAAAGCCGTTGGTGGACAGGATCCAAGATATATACAAGACACTCTTCAGGCAGCTGGCTTCAATGTATATGTGCATGAATGGTGGGAGCCTATTAATGGAAGGGTGTGCGGAGGCTCAATTAATGGAGATGTGATACCAATAGCCAGAGATCCGTTCGACTATCTTGATGATGGGACTGGAGCTCTGCCCAACCTTATGTTTGATGGTGGTCTTGATACACAAGACGGCGGTAGTACGTCGTGTGACGGTGCCAGACAAGTTCCGGCCGGCTATCCGCTGGTAAACAAGTTAATGATTCTTGAAGATGGGATATATGTAGAAAAGAAATATGCCATGCCAGATAGCGAGACTACATACCCGTATTATTTATATATTGGAGGGGAAGTATTCCCAAATCAGGCATATGTAAAAACTAACCGTAAAGAAGAGTTCGAGAACCTTTGTTTAAAAATTTGCCCAACAGAGCAATGGCTCGGTGTTTTAGTAACATATGTTTAAGGAGAAAATATGGCATTGAATCCAAGCGAAAAATGGCCATCAAGAACAACCGCCGCAGATAATGAATACCCGTATGGGAGCTCTAAGGATGAAACAGCCGCTGGTGAAAGAGATGGCACTCCTTATGAAAAGGTCCGTGCTGATGATGTTTTTGGCTTTCAGCAGGCTTTATTAGTTGAAGCTGGAATAGTTCCATCCGGTAATGCGGATACGGTTTTGGAGTCACAGTATCTTGAAGCATTGAAAGCTATATTTGTTAGGGTTGCTCATTTAGAAGATACTTCTAATCCGCATAATGTCACCCAAGAACAAATTGGTTATACCGCTGCTGATATCCTTACCAAGCTAAAGACCGTTGATGGTGAGGGGTCAGGTATTGATGCAGATACGGTAGATGGGTTTCATACTGGCAAGGCAGGGTTAACGACAGATTCCCACATACCGACGATAAATATAGACGGGGTTA